ATGTGTGAACTGTTAGCACCAGTTGGTCCAAAGTTAGTACCAAAAGTTTGGCTTGCAGTTGCCATTTTCTTACCTTCAACCATCGCCATTTCTAAGTAATCTTCAAATCTTAATCTTGTTTCAGACTCAGATTTTAAATACCACATATAACCAGACTGACCTTCTTCAGTAGATACTTCTATCCAGCCGATTTGAGCGGCATCAGAACCACTTATCTCAAAGTTATCTTTAATGATAATTGGTGAGTTTTCAAATGTACTTAACTTAGGCTCAATTGCACCTACCATTCCTTCACTTCCTTTTGGAAATTCAGAACCGTATACAAATAAGCTGTTAGTAGCAGTACCTGTAATTAAAGAACCTCCAACTAGTGTAGCTCCTTCGTAGCTAGTACAAGTTAACTCATCTTGTTTATTATCTGAGCTACTACCTACAGCTGTTACCAATAGTTTAGCAGTAACTAAACCAGTAGCATTGTCAGATACTAATATAGTATTACCAACTCTTACAGCACCAGTAGCTTGACCATCCGGTAAAGTAATAGTAACTTTATATACTGGATCAGCACCACCACCAGGTAGTTCAACTTTTACAGCATTGTAAGCAATGTGTAATCTATTTTGTTCAGACCAAATAACTTGATCAGATGTCATTGGCATTTCAGCGCCAACCATTCTCAAGAAACCTCCAATAGTTCGGTTTCCGTATCTTTCTACTTCCGCTTCGTAAAGCTCAGGTAGATATTGTTGTGTCCATGTCGAAAAAGTAGTATCATGAAAGTCTATATAATTATCTTGAACTGTAATTTTATTCGGCATAGGAGTAATTGAGGCTGGAAAAGCCCCTCCTGATAATCCCATTTTTTAATTTTTAGTTGTTGTTATTTTTTACTTTTAATTTTCAACTTAGAAGTATCAACGCCGTTAACTGCTTTAACTCTTAAACCATTTATAAACACATCACCAGTAGCCTGTGGCCTAGGTTCGTTAGTTATATTTTTTGATTTTGCCATCATATCTTTAATAGCATCAGCCTTGCCTTGCTCATAAAAATGACTAGCAATAGTATCAGCATTATCAGCAGCGTAAATAGCTTTGTGATAACCTACAGTATCAACAACTTCACCTTCTTTATTTAAGAACTTCTTAACGAATGTGTTTAAGTCTGACTGTTTTTCAGCAACTGCAGAAGGATTAGAAATACTATATTTAAATTTCTTTTCACCTAAATCAAATTCAAAACCTTCGAAATTTTCATTTAAAGTGTTGTTTGTATTTTCTCTAAACGTTTTTCTACGTTGCTCAGCTATTTGTTGTTCTTTGTTGTATCTATTGAAAAAGTCCAAAGCTTTTTGCTGTTCTTGAGTAACGCCTGGTCTCAACTTGATCTCATCGTAATATTTACTCTTTGAACTTTCCAAAAATTTTTTGGCCTTTGCAATTTCTTCTTTATAAGCGAGTTTCTTTTTCCTTATATCTCGCTCTTCATCCACGTCTTCATCATACGAAAAATTATCTTCCATTAAAAAGTTTATTTCTTCTGAATCTAGATGTGGTTTAGTTTTTTTATAATACTCTTGTAGTAAAGACTTAGAATCATATTTAGAATAATCTCTATTTAAATTAACGTAGTCTTCTACAGTACCACCAGTTTCTTCCATAAATGAAACTAGCTTTTCAATATTTTCAGGTAACTTTTTACCAGTTACTTTTTCATCTCTTACAGCTTCTTTTAACTCTTTAGTAGTTTTTTTAACTTCTTTTTCTTTAATTATTTCGCTGATAGGAGATTTAACTTCTTCTTGTTTTTCTTCTGTTTTATTTTCTACTTTAATTTCTTCGGTAGATTTTTCTTCTTCGTGTGTTGATCCCACTTCTTGCAATCCCACGACTTGTTCTTCTTTTTTCTCATCAGACTGTAACACAACTTTCGTTGTTTCTGGCTCTTGAACGGCATCTTTTTCTTTTTTACTTAAATCTAACTTAGTAGTTTCAGGTGTTTTATTTCTTAAACTTGGTTTCTTTTTTATTTTTAAACCTTCTTTAGTATCATCTACTACAGGTTTTTCTTTTTCTTTTTGTGACATAATATAATATAATAGTTGTTTTTATTTATTGTGGCATGAAGTCTTGCATACCTATCTCTCTTTGTTCAAAATCTTTAGGAGGTAAATCATTTTTTCTTTGGCTTATCATTTCGCTTTGTTGCGTTCCTGATATTCTAGTTCTTTTATCTTTTCTGTCTTCTATGAACTCTTCTCTAGCTTTCTCTTGTTGAACTTTTATTGTGGCTAACTGCATGTCATACCCATGCTGTAGCTCCATAATCTGCTTTTTAATCTGAGCTTCCATTTGCATTTTTTGAATATCAAACTGTGATTTAGCTTTTTCAACTTGCACAGTACTTTCAGTTAGTGCTTGTTGTTTTTGCATTTCAGCTAAAGCAGACTTTTCAGCTGATTGTGCATTAGCATTAGCTTGAGCTTCTATATTTTTAAGTTTAGTTTCTTCGTCTTGTTCTTGTTTCTTCTTTCTTCTAAACTTAAGTAATTGATTAGCTAGCTTTAAATTTTTAACTTCTCTAATATCAATAGCGTCTTCTAAATATATTTGACCAGATTTTAAAGCTATTTGTATGTTCTGCTCTAGCTGTGCCTTTTCTTCTTCATCTGGCTCTAAGCTTATAAATATACCAAAGTCATGTATATTTATTTTCATTAATTCTTCTAATGTAGCTGAATTAAAAGCAGATATACTATTTTCTAAAGCTTGTTTAGTTAAAGGAAACTGTAAAGAATCTGCTACTCTTAATGATATATTTTCACAAGCTCTTAAAGTTAAGTACAAGCTAGACTGTAGTATATGTCTTGTAGCTGTATTACTGTTAGCAGCAGCTAACTTTTGTAAACCTACTAATGAGTTTTTATCTGGATTACTACCATCTCTAGCTTCATTTAAACCTGTTACATCGCGTATCATTTGTAAATAATACTGATATGTAGTTATTAAAGACTGTATCTTAGAACCACCTGAACCTGTTTGTAATTCTTGTATTGGAACTTTACCTCTATTTAAATCACCGTCTTGAGTTAAAGATCTACCTACAATACTACCAGTTTGAAAATACATGTTTAATGCTTCAGCTGGATTATAATTAGTTCCATTACCTAAGTCAACTTCTGCTAAACCATCCATGTCTAAGTAAACACCATCAGGTACTATTCTTGACAACACTTGTTGCAGCTTTAAATGAGTTAATTGTATCATATCTGCAAAACCTGTTATTCTACTAACAAGAGATTCGATACGACCTTTATACATTCTAGGTGCAGATATTGCATAATTAAAATTAACCTTACATGTATCAGCCACTGGTCTAGTCATATTTTCACATAGCCTCCAGTCTAACATCATTGGGTGACCTAGTATTTTAGCTCCAGAGTAAAGAGTTTCTATAGTTCTAGATACTTTTTTAAATGAATCTGACTCAGGTGGATTAAATGTATCTGATTTTTGTAATGCTTTCTCTAAGCCTTGATCTGTATTTTTTATTTTAAACACTTGATCAGAGAAACTTTTATATTCAAAATATAAAACTTGTACAGTCTGATCGTCTTGTCTACCGCTATAACTTCTTAAATATTCAGAGTTACCAGGATATTCTTGTATAGTTTCTAACTCTTCTTTAGTTAAATGAGGATATTGTTTTTTAATGTCAGATAAATAAACAGACTTAACTTCACCTACATAATATAAATCTTGAAAATTAGGATCTTCAGTATAAGAATAAACTAAGCTAGCTGGATCTACATAATCAACTACTACGCCTTCTGATTTGTTCCAGTCAGTTTTAACGCAGCCAATACCTAAAACAGTTAGATCATGGTTTATTCTTTGTCTAACTAACTCATATTTATTTTTATCTAATATCTGATTTATAACTTCTTCTTCAGCTACTTCAACTGACTGTTTAAAATCCATTTGCAAATGAACTTCTAGTTCTTCTTTATCTCTAGGAGCGTTATCTGGATCCATAGAAAAAGCATCAACGCCAAGAAGTTTTTTAGCATCTTCTAAAAACTCTTTTGCGTTTATATCAACCAGTAAATCTTTAGCATAGTCAGTTCTTATTTTTGAACAAACAGGATCTTGAGCATAAGCATTTATATCATAACTTCTTTGAGATATACCATTAACAACTATGTCTACAAACTTAGATACAACAGGCACTGGTTTCCAGTCTAAATTTAAATAAGATAAATCACCATTAATAGCTAATTCATCTTTGTATTTTTGAACAGGCTGTTCACCTCTAGCATATAACCTTAATAAATTATAGTTGTTAAAATTAACAGCATAGCCAGGAGAGTTAGTTCCATATCTGTAATTTCTAAACCATTCACCTTCAATAGCTCTACCTACAGCAAGACCATATTCTAAAGTTGATTTCTCTGCATCTGGTACTACCTGATCTGGAAAAGAACTATTACTGTTATAAGAAATTTGCATCTATTTATTTTATTATTTTTGAAATTATTCCATCGTTGTCATATCTTTTTATACCTAATTTTATAGGTTGATATTTTCTTTCTGGATTTGGTCTATATCTATTTTTGTTACAAGCCATTATTGCTAAACCAGAGCTTATAGTAGCATCATATTTAGTTCTATTATTTATATTAAATCTACTCCAATCTTCTAAAGTTTTTTGAAAATACATATCACCATATCCTTCTTCTACTTTTCCTACGTAATTTTCTATATACGACTCTATAGCTGATGCATGTGCTTGTTTAATATCTTCACTTGAGTTAGGTATACCACCTATTTCTTTTTCAGTTGTAGATAGTTTATTCCAAACTTTATCTGGTCTATTCATACTGAAACCTCTATAACCTCTTCTTTTTAAATGATATAATAATCTAGGTTTATTATTCTCAGCCAGTATTGGCATGCCATAAAAAATTAAAGCCATTAGTACATCTTCAAAAAATATTTCAGCCGTCTGTGGTCTAGCTATATATTCTAAAAAGAAATGATTTGGCGGTGCGTCTTCCATTGAAAATTTAGTAAGCCCATGAAGAGATCCATTAGACCCTTTACCATCCACAGTACCGCTAATGTCATAAGAGTCACAGCCAAATGATCCAATGTGTTCGTTTCCAGGGTATTTAACACCATTTTTTATAATCACTCTATTTTGAAGATTTTTAGGTGGCACCCAAGATATTAAAAATCTACCACTGTTATTAGGTACAAACTTAACTTTAGTGTCTTTCATACCATTTTCCCACATAAAACTACCTTTAGTAACAGAAGATAGATTATTTATTTCTTCGTTATAATCTATTTGCTCGTATATTCTAGTTAAATTAAATAAACTATCTTTAGCTTCGTCTCTAAAAGCATGTTGCTCTGTTCTTGGAAACTGTCTATAGTATTCGTTTAAACTATCTTGATCGTGCTTTAATCCTTCTACTTCGTTCTCCCAATGCTCTATTACTCCGACTTTAATTTCAAAACCATCTCTTCCGATTTTTTTATTTTCCGGCGTAGTGAATACAGGCAGTCCAAAAGTATCCATGAATCCTTCGTAGTTCCACTCCATA